ACGACATCCGCACCATGTAGCAGGCCGCCATGGAGCAGATGAGTGAATCAGCCGGCAAGGACTGAAGCATGACCCAAGAAAAGAAGGTCCAGACAGCCGCGGTGATGGACGTCACCGGCGTGGAGCGTTCCGCGCAGGATGCGGTTCGTGCCGCCCGGCAGATGGCCGAAGGCATCGCCCGGGAGGGTGAGAAGGCCGGCAAGGGTCTGGAGAGGATGGGCGACGGCGCCGAGAAGGCCGAGCGCACCGTCGATGCGAAGACCAAGAGCATCAGCGACCGGATCCGCCGGCTGACGCAGCAGTCGCAGCGCGAGCTGGCCGGCCTGGCCGCGTCTTCGGCCGGCGGCCCTGGCAGCGCCGCGGCCGTGGAGTACGAGGCCACGATCCGCGGCGCCGACGTGGCCAAGCTGCAGCCGCAGATCGCTGCACTGCGCGACCTGCAGGCCCAGGCCAACGCGCTGGCGGCAGCGATGCGCCAGGCCATGGTGGGCGATGAGTTCATCGCTGGCATCAACAGTCGGATCACCGCGCTGCAGCGCCAGTCCGTCAGCGCCAAGATGGCCGAGGCCGACATGCTGGCGCTTCGCGCGGCCGAGCTCGGCGTGGCCCAGCAGGCCGATCCGCTGATCGCCAAGCTGCGCGCAACTGCGGCGGCAGCGGATGAGGCTGCAGCGGCCAACCGTCGGGCGGCTGCCAGCGACAGCTTCTTGACGGGCCTGAATGCGCAAGCCAGCGCCATCGGCAAGACCCGCGCCGACCTGCTGGAGCTGAAGGCGGCTCAGCTCGGCGTGACCGCGCAGGCGGCGCCGATGATCGCCGCCATCCGGGCAGCTGACGGAGAGTTGCTCGGCATCGGCCGCAGCGCCAAGAGCACTGCAGCCGCAATGCGCACGGTGCCCGCGCAGTTCACCGACATCGTGGTGAGCCTGCAATCCGGCCAGAACCCGCTGCAAGTCTTCCTGCAACAGGGTGGCCAACTCAAGGACCAGTTCGGCGGCATTGGCCCGGCGGCCCAGGCCCTGGGCGGCTACATCCGCGGGCTGATCGGCCCGTTCACGCTGGCCGGTGCTGCTGTGGGCGTGCTGGCTGCCGCCTACCTGTCCGCACAGTCGGAAGTCGGCAAGCTGCAGCGCGTGCTGATCGAGTCAGGATTCCAGGCCGGTGTGACGTCGAGCCAGATCCGCGGCATGGCCGATGCGCTTGACTCCATCGGGGCCGGCACCACCGGCAAGGCCATCGAGGTGCTTTCGGCGCTGGCCAGGACGGGCGACGTCGGCGCAGATGGCCTGCAGCGCTTCGCTCAAGCTGCCATCGAGTTCGAGAAGGCCGGCGGCCAAGCGGTCGAGAAGACGGTCGAGGCATTCAACGCGCTGGGCCGCGAGCCCGTGGCTGCTGCTGCCCGCCTGAACAAGGAAATCAACTTCCTGACGCCGTCGATCTACAGCCAGATCAAGGCGCTCGAGGATCAGGGGCGCAGCACCGATGCGGCGCGCGTCGCACAGACGGCCTATGCCGATGCTCTGCAGCAGCGAACACCGGAGATGCTGGAGTCGCTGGGGTTGATCGAGCGCGGCTGGAACGCCATCAAGGGCGCCACCACTGGCGCTTGGGATGCGCTCAAGGGCATTGGCCGCGACACCACCAACGCGCAGCGCCTGGCAGAGGCGCTGGCCGAGCTGCAGGAGATCGACCCTAACGACCGCCGGCCGCTGATCGCGTCGCGCCGCAATGCGCTGCAGACCGAGATCGATGGACTGCGCCGCGTCCAGCAGGGCGAGAGTCTGGCGGCCGACGCAGCACGGCAGCGGCAGCAGGCCACCGAGGCACAGGGTCGGATCGAGAAGCTGCGCGACGAAACACTGTCGAAGCAGCTGCGCATGGAGCGCGAACTCACCAAGTACCGCGCCGATGCGTCGCTGGCGGGCGTGGACCCTGAACAGCGTGCCCGCGACGAGGCCGCCATCCGCGCCAAGTACGCCGACAAGCCGACCGGTGAGCGTGGCCTGGCCCGCGCGCAACTGGCCGAACAGCTGCAGGACATCCGTGCCGGCGAACAGGAGCGGCAGACCGTCTACCGCCAGTCCGAGGCCATCATCGAGGCGCAGCGCCAGGCCGGCCTGCTGAGCGAAGCCGACTACTACGAGGCGCGCCGAGCCTTTGCCCGTCTGGACGCGGATTCCCGCATCGGCGCGCTGCAGGAAGAGATCGAGACCATGCAGCGCTTCCGTGGCACCGCCACGGAGGAGGCCCGAGTGCGCCGTGACATCAGCGTGGCCGAGCAGAAGATCAACCAGGCCCGGGCCGAGTCGGCCGGCAAGGACCTGATCCTTCGGACCCAGCAGACGGCCGCCATTGAAGCCCAGGCGCGCGCCATGTTCGAACTGGAGGCGGCCGCCGATGCCGAGCTGGCAGCCCTGCAGCGGCGACTCGGGATCCAGGTGCGCCAAACCGGCACCGGGAACCGGCGAGCCGGTGAAGAGGCCGAGCTCGAGCAAGTGTCGGCCGACTTCACCCGCCGCCAGCTTCAGCTTGAGTCGGAGTACCGCAATGGCCGCCTGCGGGGGCGCGAGGACCAGTACCGCAAAGAGCTGACCCTGCTGATCACCGAAGAGGGCCGCCAGCTGCAGGTGATCGAGGAGTTCCAGCGCAAGAAGCGCGAGGCCGACGCCAACTACCGCAACGGGCTCAGCAACGGGATCGAGAACGTGATCGACGACACCTTCCAGACGGCCAACCGCACGGCGCGCCTGACCGAAGACGCATTCAAGGGTCTGGGTGACGCGCTGACGGAGGTCTTCACCAAGGGCAAGACCAGCTGGTCAAGCCTGGAGCAGACGATCCTGCAGGGCATCACCAGGATCATCGTCGAGCAGCAGCTGATCCGGCCGATCGCGCAGTTCCTGGCCGGAGGATCGGGCGGGTTCATCGACTTTGCGGGCAGCATCCTGGGCAACCTGCTGGGCGGCGCCACCGGTGGCAGCGGCATGCCCGATGGCGTGCCAACGCGCGGCGGTCGCGCTGCCGGCGGCCCTGTCGAGCGCGGTGGCCTGTACGAGATCAACGAAACGCGCCGCGGGCCTGGCGAGGTGCTGAACGTCGGCGGCCGGCAGTACCTGCTGGCTCTGCAAGGCGGCTACGTCAAGCCAGCCGAGGCCACCGGCGCCAGCGCAGGCCTGCCAATGCAGCAAATCAATCACTTCCACATCAGCGGACCGGTCGACCGTCGCACGCAGCAGCAGATCGCCACGGCGGCTGGCCGCGGTGCGCAGCAGGCCATGGCCAGGAACGGGTGAGCGTATGGCATTCCTCGAACAGCGACTGAGCCAGCGCATCGAGCGCGGCGCCAGCGGCGGCCCGGTCAACCGTGGCCGGCAGATGGTGCGCACGGTCAGCGGCCGCATGCGCCAAGTGTTCACCTGGCCAGAGCCGCTGCACACCTACACCGTCTCGCACGGCTTGCTGGGCCAGGCGCAACTTGAGGAGCTGCGCTCACTCTGGTACGTCGTGAACTTCACGCCCTACGAGGGGTTTCGCTTCCGCGACTGGTCCGACTACCGTGCGACCCAGGCCAACAGCCGGTGCACGTTGATCACCGGCAGCACCTACCAGCTGCAGCGGGTCTACACCTTCGCGGGGCTGGAGTTCATCCGACGCATCCAGAAGCCGGTGGCTGGCGTGGTGGTGTACCGCACACGGACTGGAGTCGTCACCACGGCCAGCGCCAGCGTCGACACAGCTACCGGCATCGCCACGATCAGTGGCCACGTCGCCGGGGACACCTACACCTGGGCTGGTGAGTTCGACGTTCCGGTGACCTTCAGTGACGACTCTTGGGTGCAGCAGATCGAGACCATGACCGGCGACGGTGCGCTGGCGACGATGCCCACGGTCAATGTGGAAGAGATCATCCTGTGAGCAAGACGATCCCGATCGCGCTGGCCAACAACTTTGCCAGCGGCGCGGCCACTCCCGCCTATGCCCTGCGAGTCACAAGAACGGACGGCCAGGTCTTCGGCTTCACAAGCGCAAAGCGCTCTGCCACCATCGGCGGCGTTGTGTACGACGCTGCCCAGGGCCTGGACGCCAGCGCCATCGTGGCCAGCGCCGGCCTGGACACCGACAACCTCGAACTGACCACGCTCGATGACGGCAGCCTGTTCACACACGCCGACGTGGTGGGCGGCGTCTGGCAGGGTGCGGCATTCCTGATCTTCCGCTACAGCTGGGCGGCACCAGCCGATGGCACCGAGCCAGTGATGGCAGGCACCTTCGGCAATGTGTCGCTGCGCCAGGGCGCGGTGGTCGTGGAGCTACGCGGCCTGCAGCAGTACCTGCAGCAGCCGGTGGGCAACATCACTTCGAAGACCTGCCGCGCCACCTTCGCCGACTTCCCGCGTCCGAACGGCAACAACCGGTGCGGTTTGAACCCGGCTGCGCACACGGAGGCTTTGACCGTCGGCGCCGTCACAAGCCGGCGGCAGTTCGCCATTGTTCGCATTGGTGGATCAAGCGGCCCGATCCCAGACGGAACGCTCGATGAAGGTCTGGCCATCTTCACTGGTGGGCCGAACGCTGGTCGCACCGTCAAGATCCGCAGCTACGCCGGCGCGGTGGTGGTGCTGACCACGGACCTGCCATATCTGCCGGTGACCGGCGACACCCTGAACGTGATGAACGGCTGCCGCAAGCGACTGGACGAAGACTGCGCCACGCGCTTCAGCAACGCCCGCCGCTTTCAGGGTGAACCGCATCGCCCAAGCATCGATGACCTGACGGCATCCCCGGAGGCGGCGGCATGACGACTGGCGCAGATGTTGTGGCCGCAGCACGCGAAGAGCTGGGCACGGCCTGGATGCACCAAGCGCGCCTGCCAGGCGTAGCACTGGACTGTGTGGGGCTGGTGATCGTCACTGCCAGGGCGCTGGGCCTGGTGCCTGCCGACTGGGATGTCACGGGCTACGGCCGGCAGCCGGACGGCACGCTGCTGCAGCAGGCCGACTGCCACATGCAGCGTATCGCAGCGCTGGAGATCGGCGCCGTGCTGGTGGTCTCGATCACCGGCGAGCCTCAGCACATGGGCATCGTGGGCGACTACAGGCACGGAGGCTGGTCGCTGATCCATGCCGCCAGCAATGCCCGGCCTGGCCGGGTGATCGAGACGCGGCTGATGTTCCACCGCGCGCAGCAACTGCAGGCCATCTACCGCCTGCCTGGGGTTTCCTGATGGCCCAACTCGCTCTTGCCGCTGCCGGCGCAGCAATCGGAGGCGCACTCGCCGGGCCTGGTGCCATCATCTGGGGCCTCAGTGGTGCACAGCTCGGCTGGATGGGCGGCAGCATGCTCGGCGCCGCTCTGGCGCCAAAGAACCGCAGCTACGGTCCGCGCCTGGACGAGCTGCGCGTCAGCGGCACAGAGTATGGCGGCGGCATCGCATGGGTGGCTGGTGCACCTCGCGTGGCTGGGGATCTGATCTGGGCCAGCGACCGGCGCGAGATCGTCACGACGGAGGAGGCAGGCAAGGGCGGCGGTTCGTCCTACACCAGCTACACCTACGAGATCGATGCGATGTACCTGCTGGCTGATCAGCCTGGCGCCATCGTCACCAGGTGCTGGGACAACGGCAAGCTGATCTGGACCAATCTGGCCAGCGCAGATGATGCAAGCCGCATCGCATCCGAGCAGACCGAGAAGTGGCGTCGCATCACCGTGAACAGCGGCGGCGATGCCCAGCTCCCGGATCCGACCTATGAAGCCGCGGTGCTCAACGCGCCGGCCTACACGCGCCGTCTGACCGTCTTCATTGAGGGTCTGCAGCTTGGCGCCAGCGGAACCCTGCCGAACCTCACGTTTGAGGTGGCATCGGTCGGGGACAGCAACCCAAACTTTGTCATGCGGTACCAAGTTGAGGACACCGGGGTGCAGTTCGGAGCAAACGGGGCCATTGGTGTGGGCTACCCGGCGATCCTTTCGATGCAACCTTCTGTGCGGGTGACCACGCAGTATGAGGTTTCGACGACCGTCTACTTGTTCGATCTCGAAGGCGCCACGCAAGGGGTGAGCACGCAGGAGGCCGATGAGAACTACCCATCGATCAACGGCAGCAATGGCGGAACGGTGGCGCACAATTTCCCGGTTGGCATGCTAGACGGCGAGCCTGTTCGTTGCGCGAATCACTTCTACGCCCTTGGAACTGAACGCCACATCAGGGCTGGCGCCAAGTTGGCCAGCGCATGGAACACGGGCATCCTGCCGGATCTGGCAGATGTGCTGCCTGCAGGCCGGTTCATGGGCGATACGCTGCCGTGCGCTGATGGCGGGCACCTGCTGATCCTGACAGCTCCAACGAGCGCCTACTTCGGCACGTCGGTTCTTGACCGGTGGCACATCATCAAGCGCAACGGCCTGCTTCCCGAAGTTGTTTCCGAGGGCGACATTGACCCGCCCATGACTTGGCGCGCATACGGCAACGCTGGGCAGTTCAACTACTCTTTCTGGGCCGGCATCCTTGAGGATGATCTCCAGCACGTTTGGTACGCCTACGGCGCCGGCGAGGGCCAAGTTGAAATGCTCAAGATCGATGCTTCCGGCGTCCTCCGTCCGCGAAGCTCAATGTCGGATGCGCTCGGGCAAGCAACATTCACATACCCCTCGATCTGGGCTGAAGGGGGGTTCTGCGTTGTCGTCAGCCGCCAGAGCTACCAGGCCTTCCGCCGCGCCGGCGACGTGATCGATGAGGTGCCGCTGCAGGATGTCGTCGAGGCGCTCTGCGACCGGGCAACCATGCCGGCCGGCACCTACGATGCCGCGGCGCTGGACAGCATCACCCAGCCGGTGCGCGCGCTGGCAGTCAGCGGCGGCAATGCTCGCCAGGCGCTGGAGATCCTGCAGTCCTCGCACGGCTTCGACGCCTACGTCACCGACAAGCTGTACTTCGTGCCACGCGGTGGCGCCTCGGTCTTGACCGTCGACGCCGATGACCTGGCCGCCGGTGACGGCGATGCGCTGGCCGAGCCGTTCGCGCTCACCGTGAACTCGGATCTGGAGATGCCCAGCCGCATCGCGGTCGTGTTCAAGAACATGGACGCCGACCAGGTGAACGGCACCGAGCACAGCGAG